ACCGACTGGTGCAAGGTGTCGATGGCTGCGATGGCATGGGGCTACGATGTGCCTCGGGCGCTCGGAGCGGTCGGCAAGGGCCGTCCGGACCTCGCCCGCGCCATCAGCTCGACGGACTTCGACGGGCAGTCGGACGTGCGGGTCGATCCCGCCACGCTGATGCCGATGCCTTACGCTTTCCGGCTCTACCTGCTGGACAACTGGCTCCAGACGGGCGTGATTGACATCAAGGAGTACCGCCGTCGGCAGATGTTTGCCGTGGCGAAGGACATCAATACGCCGGATGAGGACCAAGAGGCGCGGGCCAAGCGCATCGCGGATGCCATCCGGTCGGGGATTCCAGCGCCGGAGATGCGCTGGCAGGACAACGAGGCCATCCATCAGGACGTGCTGGAGCGGGAAATCCTGCTTCAGGACGATCTAGACCCGATGGTCATCGCCGCCGCGCAGGAGCGGTGGACCGCCTTGGCCAATCAGGCCATGCAGAAGCAGGGGGGTGGTGCGCCGCCGATGGCGGGCAGCCCCTCGGCTGGCCCTAGCGCCGCTAGTGTGCCCTCTCTCCCGCCGGGACAGCTGCCGCTGGCGTCCGGCAACCCGCCGATTGGCGTCGCCCCGATGCTCCAGCAGCAGATGGGCGGGATGCCTGAGGCGGAGATTGCCGCACAGCAGGCCGACATCCTGTCCCGTCAAGCCTAGGCAAACGCCTAAGGAGTTGTATGGATATCCAGCAAGCCCTCACGGACGCCGTCGAAGCCGCGCTGCCGGTCCCCACGCCGACACCCGCGCCTGAGTCGGCCCCGCAGAGCCCAGCGGACGCAGCACCCACCCCCGAGGCCCCGGAGACGGAGCCGACGGACACCACGGACGAGGCCCCCGAGGCCGAGATTGAGGCGGAGACGGAGGCTGAAGCCGAAGACACCGCCTTGCCGAACGGCTATGTCGCGGTCCCGGTGGTCGAAGACAAGCTGGCCACGGAGTTCGTCCTGAAGGACGCCGAGGGAGAGGTTGAAATCCCCGCGCTCATCGTCGAATACAAGGCAAACGGCAAGGTCCGGCAGGATCGGTTGGACCAGGTGGTCAAGCTGGCCCAGTTCGGGGTGTATAACCAGGAGCGCGAAGAGAAGGTGCGCTCGGTCGAGCAGGAGGCAATGCAGCTCAAGCAGGAGCGCGAGCAGCTCGCCCAGCTCATCGACGAGCGAGAGGCGCAACTGGAGCGTATCCTGTCCGACGAGGACTTCTTCCTCTCGGTGCGGGAGGCGTATCAGCAGGAAAACTCGCCGGAGAAGCGGGCGGAACGCGCCGAGCGAGAGATTCAGAACCTCAAGGTCCAGTCCCAGATGGTCGAAATCAGCCGTCAGGGGCAGGTGTTTTACGACGGGGAAGTCCAGCCAGCCATTCAGCTGATTGCCAATGCGCTGCCAACGGTCACCCCCGCCGAGTTGGAATAGCGGATGGCGTATGCCATGCAACTGCACGCGAAGACGGGGCCCAATGGCCAGCCCTATCTCCCTGCGTCACAGTTTGAGGCCGCTCGGCAGTATATCGTCAACGATCTCGCTATTTGGGCGCAGATGACCCATGCTCGGCGCAGTGAAACGGCTCCCTCCCCGCAGGTCAAGGAGGCGCAGGCCGCTGCGGCCAAGGCACAGGTGGAAGCGCAGAAGGCGAAGCGGGCGGTGGGGCAGGCCACCAAGCCCGTGGGTCGTGCCGCGAGCAATACCCCTGCCAAGCCCAAGGCCGCCAAACCGGCGACCATCGACGACGCCTTCGACTCCGCGATGTCGGAAGTCATGTCGTCCATCCGATAACCCTTAGTTTCTTATCACAATGCCTGCTCCTACTGTTATCTCCGATGCGGAGCTGACTGGTCTGCTCAAGAACGTCTACTCGCAGTTCCGCGAGAAGGTGCAGAACCTCGTCACTCCGCTCCTTGCCCAGCTTGAGAAGGGTAAGGCTGGCGGCCCCCGCAACATGCGCTGGGGCGGCAACAACGTGTTCTTCGACGTGGTCGTCGGCCGTCCGGCTGGCTCCACGTTCTCGTCCGCTGGCTACTTCCCGCCCGATACCACGGCGACGGAAGTGCAGGGCAACGTCGGCGTCGTCCGCGCGTACACCACGCGCCAGATCGACGGCCTTGCCTTCGTGGGCACGCAGTCCAAGGACGCGGCCTTCACCACCATCGCTCGCAAGACGATGGAGGAAATCAAGGACGCCTCCACCCTGCTCATGCAGCAGGCGCTCCACAACAAGACCGACGGCGTCGTGGCGCTCATCGGCACCGTCAGCTCGACCACCAGCATCATCGTGTCGTCGCCGTACGGCGTCTCCGGCGCGGGCCAGGGTGCTCTTCTCCTCTCCGTGGGCGACTATATCGCGGTGCTCGACACCTCGGCTTCGAACGCGGTTCTTGGTCGCGCGACCATCACGGCCATCACCACCAGCGGCGACAACTCGACCCTGACGCTCGGCACGGCCATCTCTGGCATGGCGGCGACGGACAAGATTGTCAAGGCGACGGCCTCGGACACCTCGTTCAACAGCGCGATGAACGGGCTCATCAACATCACGAACCGTGGTGGCAGCTACGGCTCGCTCCACAACATCGACGCGGCGACGTATCCGATTTGGAACGCCACCTCGATGGCAGCCGGCACCGATACGCCGGATGTGAACCAGCCGACCGAGTCGGACATCTGGATTCTCATCCAGAAGATCGCGGGCCGTTCTGGCAAGGACGCGATGCTCCGCCCGAAGGACTTCCTCCTCATGACCACGCCGGGCATCGCCCAGAAGCTCATGGAGTCGATGGTCGGGCAGCGGCGCTTCACGGCGGGTGAGTTCAGCACCACCATCAAGGGTGGCGACAAGGCCCTTGAGGTCTGCGGTATCCCGCTCGTCCAGGACTACTACGTCCCGGCCGGCACCATCTACCTCCTCCACCTCCCGTCGCTGGCGTGGGTGGACGCGAAGGACATGGGCTTCATCGAGTTCGAGGGCGCTGGCCCGTGGCGTTGGCTCTCGGGGCGTGATGCCTTCGAGACGACCTACGGCTGGTACGGAAACCTGGCCTGCCTCGCGCGTAACGCGCACGGCTCGATCACCGGGTACACCGACACGGCGCGCTTCACGCACGTCGTCTAACCTTCACTGGGACGGGGTAGGGGCTTCGGCCCCTGCCCCAACCTGAGGATTCTTCATGCCCTATAACTTCTTTGCTCCAAAGCCGGGTCGGCTTGGTACGCTCCCAGTGCCGCTTAACAGCGGCCGCCTTAACACCGGCACACTGGCGGCGGGGACGCAGACCCATAACATCGGGTCGTTCTCGGCTAAGTCGTACATCAGCCGTGCGGTGGTGTGTGCCGAGACGTTCCCGACGGCGGCTACGTCGTGCCGGATTGAGCTGTACAAGATGACTGGTGCCACGGCGCTGGCGCTGACCGCGACTGGTGCATCGGCATTGAGCATCAACACGGCGGCGGCGGATACGCCGATTAACATTCCGATTCTTTCGACGCTGACGGACGCGCAGCGGACGCTGACGGCTGGCGACAGCCTTCGAGTGTCCATTGTGACAGTTGGTGCGGTGTCGGCGCAGCCGGAAGATGTCACCGTGACCGTTGAACTGCTGGTCGAGGAGTAAGACGTGGCGGTGCTACTCAATAGCACCGGCCGGCCCGAGCCGTCGTCGGAGATTAGTCGACGGCTCCGGGCTATCCACGCCGGATTGCACTTGCGGTTTATGGACTTTGCCTCTGGCAACTGGG